TATGTCTCTTTCTCTGATATATTGCGATGAGTTCGCATTCGTGCAACCGCCGGAGAAGGCCAAGGAATTCTGGACATCACTGTCACCAACACTTTCGACTGGTGGTAAGTGTTTGATCACTTCAACCCCTAACTCGGACGAGGATCAATTCGCTTTGATTTGGAAAGAGGCCTGCAAAAGATTTGACGACTACGGGGTGGACAAAATTGTGGGCACCAATGGCTTCTATGCCATGAGGGCACACTGGTCGGAACATCCAGACCGAGATCAGGCCTGGGCTGACCAAGAGAAAAGTAGGATAGGCGAGGAGAGATTCCGTCGAGAGCATGAGTGCGAATTCTTGATCTTTGACGAGACCCTGATCTCCAGCATAAAATTAGTGGAGTTAGAAGGCAAGGATCCTATATTGAATATGGGGCAGGTGCGTTGGTGGAAGACCCCCACGCCAGGCAATGCCTACATGGTGTCTCTAGATCCCAGCCTGGGCACAGGTGGAGACTACTCCGCCATTGAGATATTTGAGCTACCTAGTTTTGAACAGATAGGAGAATGGCACCACAACACCACACCGGCCAATCAACAGGTCAGGATACTGCAGGCCTGCACCAAACATATCTACGATTCTATAGTTGAAAAAAATCCCACAGAGACTCCTGCAATATACTACAGCATGGAGAACAATACGTTGGGTGAAGCGGCACTGTTGAGGGTAATGGACATAGGAGAAGAGAACATACATGGTCAATTCATTAGTGAGCCTATAAGGAAAGGACATCGTAGAAAATTTAGGAGGGGGTTCAACACAACTGCCAAACACAAGATAGCGGCATGTGCTAAATTTAAAGAATTAGTAGAAACAGGCAAAATGAAACTGAACAGCAAACCGTTGATATCTGAATTAAAAGACTTCGTGGCATCTGGGGTTTCATACAAGGGAAAACCGGGGCAGCACGATGACCTTGTGAGTGCCTGTCTATTGATGACTCGTATGATGCAGGTTTTGGCCACATTTGACCCTAAAATATTTGAAAGATGGACCGATAGAACTACAGAATGGACTGCCCCAATGCCTGTATTTGCTAGCCTAGGTTCTTAATAAATACAGTATGATTAAGCCCAAAACATCACAGGATCTATTCAACAAGATACGCAGCAAATTTTCAAACATTCAATTAGGGGACAGCGAGGGCAACGTCACTGCTGACCCAAAATCAGCGGTATTTTTTGATTTTGAATTTAGCGAGAATTCCGACAATTTTGGTAGAGTGAGCATAAGTTTAGCCGACGGCAACCACATGAAAGTTTTCTATAACAGAGGATTGGTTGAAAAGATAGATGACGAGGCCAGAGCAAACTGGTATAGTTTCCTTAAAGAACTTAAAGATTTTGCAGTGCAGCACCAAGTGACATTTGACGTTAGAGACATCACAAAAAACAGCCTTACACAGCAGGATTTTAAGAATCTTGCAGATGTGAATCAAACGGTAAATACAGAAGATAATATGTCAGAAGAACTTAACAGATTAACAAAATTAGCAGGTATGACAGTAGCAGAAAGTCTTACGGGCACTGCTAAGTCTTCATATGAAAATCTAGATAAAACTAGACTTATTATTAGACACGCACAGGCAGTGGACGAAAACGTGCCTGGCTCAAGAAGTAGACAAATTAATAGTCTTTACATAGAAAACGAACAGGGCGAAAGATTCAAATATCCAATGAAACATTTGGCAGGTGCAAGAGCAATGGCCCGACACGTTGCTAATAGTGGCGTGCCACACGATGATTTCGGCAAGCACATTATCAAGATGAGCGAACAGATAGCTCAGCTCAATAGTTTTTCTAGATATGCTACTAATAAAGATCAGTTAAACAATTCGGCAGGTGAAATTATAGAGAAGAGTAAATTAAAATTAGAAAACATGAGAACATATGTGAAAAATCTAAGCAAGCAAGCGCACTACATGAAAGCCAAAGAAAGTTTTCAACCTACCACTATCGCTGAATTAGATGATGCCACGAGAAACAGCCTAAGAGAAAAATTCACGTTGAAGCATCTCGACGACAAGGTAGAATCAGCACTGCCATTGATACATTCGATCATGAAAGAATATGATGACAAAGATGGAGAGATGAGCGCACCGGTTGATCATTCCGCAATGGTACAATCATTCCTTGCTAATCCACAAAAGAAATTAGTTTTAAGAGCGGATCCAACCGCTGATAAAATGCTTAAGATAACAAAATTCACAAATAAGAATACCATGCTAAGTTCTATCTTATCAGATATTGCTTCCAGAATGCTCACGAGAAATGACGAAGAAGATAGAATAGCTAACTTTGCAAGCCAGGTTGCTGATGATATGGGCAATGAAGGTGCACCATTTTTTAAACCAGATGAAAATTATACCAAAAATAAAAAGATTGCAATACAACTGGCAAAAAGATATATCGATGACTACAAGAAGATGCAACAAGATCCAAACTATGCAGATGAAATCAGACAAGATCCAGGAAAATTTGCTCCTAAGAAAGATAGACAGGGCAAGACAAAAGAAGATACCGCACAGCCTTTTGAAAATTGGGCGAACAGAGTAGAAGCCAGGGTCAACGAAGGCATTAGCTCGCTGCCGGATGAGGACCATGCAGGAGAGAAGTTTAGTAAAATAAAAGATTTAATGAGCAAGCACTTTCCAGTGGGCAACGAAGCAGTCAACTCTGTGTCAACGCTCCAGGCTCTTGGATTTGGTGATGATGAGCTATTCGACCAGTTGGGAGATTTAGCAGATCAAGAAGGACCAGATGCCTGCGCAAGACAAACAGTGAGAGATTATGTTTTAAAAATGCTTTCAATGCCAGCAGCAAACAATTATTACAGCCCCGAAGAGCTCAGCGCACTGACCAACGCAGTGACAGCGAATGAAAAAGATTTTATGAAGAGCCAGCAACCAGCAATGGCGGGACAAGAATCAGTAGCGGAAGCGTCTAGCGAATCTATCATGATTGATGGCAAACAAGTGGACCTAAAAACCGTGGAATACGAAATGCAAGATACCGGTGATAATATATTCGACCTACAAGGTGCTCGATTCACAGATGGCGCAGAATTAACAGATGACCAAATGGAAAAATTAATGGTTGATGCAGATTTTAATGAGTGGGTGCAACAAGATTACGTACAAAGAGGAATAGAGTCAGTACAGGAAGCACCGGACAGCATCGATGCTCAGTATAGATTTCGTGATTGGTTAAAAAACACCCACAACAAACAAGTGCACCAACTGACACCGCAGGAATACGCAGTCATTTCAAAACAATACAGAGACGAAGAAGATACGCAAGGCACCAAGACCGAAGGCAACGAGTTTGCCCAGGCAGTGCAAAAAGCCAAGGCAGCTGGCATGAAAGCAGGCGACAAGTTTAAAGTGGCTGACAAAGAATATACACTTAAAGACGCCATAGAACTAGCAGGCATGCAATTGGAAGATTTTGATTTCACCCCAGAGAGCGTGGGCGGTGGACCAACTATCCGACAGATGAGTGATCTTGAATTGGCCAACTTCCTACACACATCAGTGGCAGAAGTTAAAAAAGACAGAGAAGCTGCGGAAGAGGCAGCAATGGAAATCAATCAAAAATACAGCGAAGATAAGCCGGTAAAAGAAGACGAACTGGCAGCCATCAAAAGATTATCCGGTATATAATACCAAACTTTCCCATAGACAAAAGATAAATAAGTGTGTATATTATACTTTATGTCTGATATACATTAGGCAAACATAAAACAAACATAGGCACAATAGGAGGCTTACATTATGGCAACACTAGCAGAAATAAGAGCGAGGTTAAAATCTCAGGAAGTTAATCGCTCAACTTCATCAACAGGCGGCGACAACGCCATCTACCCACACTGGAACATACAGGAAAATCAAGAAGCAGTAGTTCGATTCTTGCCTGACAAGGACACGAACAACACTTTCTTTTGGACAGAGAGAGCAATGATTAAATTGCCTTTCGCTGGAGTCAAAGGACAGGCTGATTCAAGACCAGTGCAGGTGCAAGTTCCATGCATGGAGATGTATGGAGAAACTTGTCCAGTGCTCACGGAAGTGAGACCTTGGTTCAAGGACAAATCAATGGAGGACATGGGCAGAAAATATTGGAAGAAGAAAAGTTACATATTCCAAGGTTTTGTGTTACAGAATCCTTTAGCTGATGACAAAACATCTGAGAATCCGATCAGAAGATTTATCATCGGGCCACAAATTTTCAACATAATCAGATCGGCATTGCTGGATCCAGAGATGGAAGAGCTTCCAACTGATGCTGTGAGAGGTGTGGATTTTAGGATAACCAAAACATCCAAAGGCGGATACGCTGATTACTCAACTTCAAAATGGAGCAGAAGAGAAAGAGCTCTAGACGAAGCTGAGAGAGCAGCCATTGACAAGTTTGGATTGTACACTCTTTCGGACTTCAGACCTAAGAAGCCCACAGACGCAGAAGTGAAAATAATCAAGGAATTATTTGAAAAATCTGTAGAGGGTGAAGCATATGATCTTGAAAAGTATGGTCAATATTATAGACCAGCGGGAGTATCTGCTCCAGCAAACGTATCATCAGCGAACGGATCAGCAAACGGGTCAGCGACAGCAACAGTGGCAATAAAAGAAGACATTGTTACCAAAACTGAACCGGTACAAGTATCTACTGCCTCGGCAGCACCTCAGCCAAGTACTGACAGTGCTAAGAGAGCGGAAGACATATTGAAACTGATTAGATCAAGACAAAGCAAATAATAACACTAATTTTTCCCTTTTGGCTCCAGGATTGACACTGGAGCCAATTAGTGTTAATATATAGACATAGGATTAAAAAAAATGACAAAAGTATTCGACGCAACAAAATTTAGAAAAAGTATCACTAAATCAATCCAAGGGTTAGGCTTAGGATTCAATGATCCCACCGACTGGATCTCTACAGGCAACTACGCATTAAACTATTTGATATCTGGAGATTTTAATAGAGGTATTCCACTAGGCAAAGTATCTGTGCTGGCAGGAGAATCAGGCGCAGGCAAGTCTTACATAGCATCAGGCAACATAATCAAGAATGCACAGGAACAAGGCATTTATGTTATCTTGATTGATTCTGAGAATGCTCTAGATGAAAAATGGCTTAAAGCACTGGGTGTGGACACAGATGAGAAGAAATTATTAAAATTAAGTCTTTCCATGGTGGATGATGTTGCTAAAACAATATCAGAATTTATGAAAGGGTACAGAGAAGAAAACCCAGATAATAAAGAAACTGCTCCCAAAATTTTATTTGTGATAGATTCGTTGGGCATGTTATTAACTCCAACAGATGTTAATCAGTTTGAAGCAGGGGAGATGAAAGGTGATTTGGGTAGAAAACCCAAAGCTCTAACATCCTTGGTTAGAAATTGTGTGAACATGTTTGGCTCTTGGAACGTGGGCATGGTATGTACGAATCACACGTATGCTTCACAGGATATGTTTGATCCAGATGATAAGATTTCTGGAGGACAAGGATTTATCTATGCATCATCTATTGTGATCGCAATGAAAAAATTAAAATTAAAAGAAGACGAAGCAGGTAATAAAATTACTGAGGTGAGAGGTATCAGAGCAGCTTGCAAAGTTATGAAAACTCGATATGCCAAACCTTTTGAAAGTGTACAAGTTAAGATTCCGTATGACACGGGCATGGATCCTTACTCTGGATTGGTTGACTTGTTTGAGAAGCAAGGGGTAATAGTGCAATCCGGCAACAGATTAAAATACATAGACAGCAAGGGCAAAGAACATCTAGAATATAGAAAAGATTGGGATGGAGATAAATTAACAATGATAATGAACGATTATCTAAATGTTAAACAGCCAGAATTAAAAGAAGAAAATGAAAAAGAAAATAAAAAAGAAAAAAAATAAAGAGATAACAGGGTACTACGGCTATTGGGACATCACTAAGAAGAAAAGAACATTTAGTACGCTCTGGCAGGAAAAAAAATAATGCAAGAACTTAATCACGAAGACATAGAACAAATATGGAATTCTATTAGCCACTACGTTCCGGATCGACAAAAAGTGGATTGCGCAGTGGATTTTATTAAGACTTTAGTTGATGTGGGAATATCTACACAAACAATCAAAGCGGCAGGTGAGTATGACGACAAGCTAGAAGAAGCAATAGAAACTGTTTTTGAAGAAGATGAAGACGAAGAAGATGAGGAATAATGGGCTGGTATACAAAAGTAAGTCAAGATATTAGTTTAATACCTGATTGTATCAAATCTTTTGAGCAAGAATTTGAAACTGCCAGAAAAGAAATATATATTTTTGGAAGTTTAGAAAAAGCAGCGGCCTCATTGCCAGGAGTGGTAGAACAAAGATTTAATCAACTTCAAGAGATAGAAGCAATATTAGAATATCTTCACATAGAAAATCGCAGATTAAGATCAAAGACTTTCAAAAAATTCCTCGAAAATTACAACAGGGCACTCACATCTAGAGACGCTGACAAGTATGTAGACGGAGAGGCAGATGTGGTGGACATGGAAAAAATAATAAACGAATTCGCATTACTAAGAAACAAATGGTTGGGCATTACAAAGGGACTAGATCAAAAGCAATGGCAGTTGACTAACATAGTGAAATTAAGAGTGGCTGGTATGGAAGATGCCACAATCAGATAGAATAATACTCACAGACGTTGACGGAGTACTATTAGAATGGGAAGACCATTTTAGTAAATGGATGTCGACCAAAGGATTCCCACAATTAGAGAACACGAATCATGAGTATGACATGAACCTAAGGTTCGGCATACACAAAGATCTAGCCAAA